TCAAAATATAGTTTTTAGGGAATGAAAATCCGGTATCGTTAAGACTAGTAAATAATTGTAAGCTTTTGGAATATCCATAGCTATTTAAAATCGGGTAGTTTCTAAGTAAGTTCATCCAATTTTTTAGATCGTCCATATTTTTAAAATCCCCGTCAACATACAATCTAAAATCAATCTTTGATTTATTACGGAACTCGGAACGGTTTAATACTTTCTTTAATTCAGTTTCAATAGTGTTAAAATCGTTCATTAATAAAGTATTTTGTAACTGTCCAAAAAAGGTAGCCGGATATCTCCAACCTTTTAGAGAATAGCAATAGACCAAACAATCTAAAGCACCGGGACAGTTTACAACCGGCAAAGTTGAAAAGGTTAAAAAGGGAAGTTTCTTATTACCTACCTTAAAAACATTAAAAGGCAATTGACCCCCATATTTTAACCAGTTTACGAATTTATCTAGATAATAGCCATTAGTACCGGTTTTATGATTTTCTCCGGTTTGTAATGTTTTTAGATAGGTTAGTAATTGCACCGGGTCAATACTTAGCCGGGCAATTTTCATTTTTATTTTATTTGTTAATTTCATTTTTAAAGCTCCAACTTTTATTAATGATTCTATTATTATATACTATGTTTATTTAGTTTTGTTCCAATTATATTTTATTACCAATAAATTTAAATAGATCATCAACATCAAAAGGTGAGTCGCATTCGCTTAGATCGATTTTATACATCTTATAAACGTATTCATCTAAATAAATTATACCATCAATCATTAATTCAGTTTGCTGAGATAACCCTCTATTAATTTGATCTTTTATAAATTGATTTAAAATAGCTTTTACTTTTCGTTTTCCTAATCCTTTTAATATTAAATCGTTCATCTTAAAAACTCCTTATTAATTGTTATATATAGTATACTCCTAGTATTTAAAAAGGTTCCAAAATAATTAAAATAAATTACATCTTTTTTTGGGGGGTTGTGTATGGGGGTTGTGGTATAATTCATAACTTATATAATATAGGTTAAATAGAGAGATAAATAATTACTTACATAAACACTCATATATTACAGAATATGTCCATATTTACAGAATTAGAGGCATCTACCTACCTACGTGCACACTATATAATAAAAATAAGCTACCCACGTGCACAAAGTTATATAAAAGCTACTTACGTGCACAAACTACCTACGTGCACAGAAATATAAAAAAATATAAAAATAAAAAAAATTAGAGAATCAGGCCCCTTTCGGGGCCCTATCTCTGTTTTGTGTTATGACTGAAATATGTCAGTTTGGTTAATATCTACAAAAGGTTCATCATATGTATCTTTACCGTATTGTAGAAGTCCATCGACTACTAAAGCATTATTCTTGATAGCCCCTTGGGTTATCTTTTTCTGATGCCATAGTATTTGAGTACCACTATTTAATAAGTCCCAAGCGGTAAAGTCAGTACCACTTTGAGGATACTCTTTTGAAACTAGCATATTCTTTACAATCTGACCGTATTGTTGAATTGGCAACTTTCCAAGGTACTTATCATTTTCTGTAAGTACCTGCAATTCCTGAAAATCAATAGGTTTCTGTAATTTACCGCAGGCCTCAGTAAATTGATTAAGCATATACTGAGGATTATTACCAGTAAGTTGTAGCACTGACTGATTAATCTCAGATTGCCAATCAAGTTCATTATTTAAAGTATGTCTAAAGCTATAACCAAATTGATGTGTTTTTGATCTCATACCATTGAGACAAACAAGTCTCATAAAATAGCATAAGATACCAGCTTTAGTACTACTGTCATAACTATTGATAACTTCCATAACTAACCCTACAACATCACCAACTTGTGGAACTGAAGCTTCTAAGCCACCGTCTTTACATAGCCAAGTTTCTCTGAATACCTTACCATCAAAAAATACTTTCTGTAACTCCCATTGCATCCCTGATGCGTTACGAATCTCAGAACCTACTTCTGATATTTCTTTATTAGAAATACATAGATAGTTTTCTTTAACAATACCCATCTCAGTATCCTTACCCTTTAACATCATTCGTATTGAATGGGCTTTTGATAATCCACCGTATTGTGTTTGCAATGGTAATTTCTGAATCTCAGTAAATGGATGTAAGGTGCTGTCAAAAGAATTAACTATAACAGGTTCATCTATTGACTGTGCCTTAACTAATTGACTGATATTATCCATGCTAGGTACTATTTGTATTTGTGTATTATTCACGTTTTACTCCGTTTTTTTTGATTAAGAAAATTAATTGTTATATAAAATAATGTAGCCGTCCCTATACGATAAGCTACCACGTATCAAGTATTCATATTATCCTGTTTTCACCGTTACTAAAATTTTGCTTCATTCTTACATACTTCACAAAATAAGAGCACAGCCCGAATGTCATCGAGGTTACTACGTATCCTAATTGTCAATAAAACTAATTACAATTAGTATACGCTTGAAATAGTATATAAGTTCCAAAAAATATGAAGTTTTTTAAAAATAATTTGCGGCCTATAATATAACTGGCTTAAGTCATTTTGGTTTTTTCAATACAATAATCCTAACCTGAAAACGGATTGGGGGGAGGGTCGTGTGCAATAAAAGAAAGACACACATGCTGATATATTTTTCTAAAATTTTTTACACTTTTTTGGATTAGTTGCCAAAGCGGGTACTATTTTTACTAAAGCGGGTACTATATATACTATATATACTATTAATACTATTATACTATATTACTATATATATATTATATATATATTATATATACTATTATACTATATATACTATAGTACTATAGTACTACTATAAAAAACCAACCGCAAACTAAACTAGGATAATTAAATATATATTATGTAATACATAGTAGTCAAGTTTTTATTAAATTAAATCATGTCAGAATACAAAACATTATATCAAAAAGCCTTATCTGGTGATTTTAAGATTGGTAATGTTTATGAAAACCTAGAACGTTGCCGTGAGATATCAGAAGAGTTAAAGTTAATGGATGTGATAGACCCCAACTCTAGACAAATAGGTTTAATATCCGAATTATTATATCGTATGAAGAATATGCCGGAGCTAGAGATATTAGATGTCAACTTTTTTCTAAACGAAAAACCTAATTAATTGGCACTAAGCCGCACAATTAAAGGAACGAAGCATTACGCTTACGAATCGGAAGTAGAGTTTCGTACTGCACATCCTAACACACCTCTCATTACAGACTGGAAAAAAGCAGAGGAAGGAGATTGGTGTCTTGCAGACGATGGTAAGATAGTGCAGATACTTAAAAAAGGTTGCTTTGTAGATGCAAAGAAAAGAGACAATGATTACATTAGAACCATTATTGGCATGTTTAACCACAGAGGTAAAGGTTCTTTTGCAGGAACAGTGAAAGATGAGATATATAGATTTACCAAGAAGTCAGACTATCAAACAAAAATAGGTGGATACCTAACACTGGCAAAGAAAAACTTTGCAAAGTATATTGCACATGGTATGGAGCCTGTAGAAGCCTATCAGAAAGCTTTTCCAACTACCAACAGCTTAGAGTATGCAGAAAAAAGATCAACACTACTACTTAAAAACAAAACAGTGAGGCAAGCAGTGGATAAAGAAATAGAAAACTTAATGTCAGAGGTAGGTATTACAAAACGATACCTTTTAGAAACCACCAAGGATGTTATTGACAAGACAGAGGTCAAGGATAATGATAAATTAAGGGCTATAGAAACACTAATGAAAATATCTGGCTTATTATCTACTGAAAAGAAAGTAGACTCTGTGGCACTGATACAAGAGTTCTCTGGATTTAGCAGAGATAAACTCAAAGCATTTGAACAGGGTATGATACCAGAAACAAAAAAACAATTATCTGAATGAGTTTTACTATTACCCCACCCCCATCAGAGATGGAGAAAAAAGATGAGGTACTAGCAAAAGCATACAAGAACCTTATCTACTTTGGCAGGGCCTTCTTACCTAATGACTTCCTAAAAAAGTCTGAATCAGCACCCTTTCACTACGAAATGGCTGAAAAGATGATAGATACTGCACCCGGTGCTCGTATCTGTAACATCATTCCTAGAGGTCATGGTAAATCAGTAGTAGCGAAAGCGGCTATTATGCATAAGCTGTGCTTTGCACAAGAGGGAGACCAGCATTTTATTGCATGGGTATCGGAAGAACAGTCACAGGCTATAGACCATCTAAAGTATATCCGCTCTCACTTTGAAAACAACAAGATGATACGATACTACTTTGGTAATATGGATGGCGGTAGTGTTGGCAAACGCTGGACAGAAAAAGATTTAGTTACACCTAAAGGTGACAGGGTAATATCTAAGGGTACATCACAAAGACTTAGAGGTAGAGCAG